TAGCTTTAACGAAGACTTTTCTAAACCTGGTTCACTACCAGGATATGATACTAAAACACGTCAAATAATCATGGAAGAAGCCAGGAAGCATGCAAAATTGTATGTGGATTGTGCTAAGAAAGCCAATAAAGCTTATCAGAAATTTCCAATGAGAAGAAATTTTCGGTTTTCAGAATTGCCGGTTTTGGCTAATCGCGTTGGAAAAGTTGTTGAAGCAAAATATCATAGTGTTTCACATTCAGCATATATGTTGTCGCGTTTGTCGTTGGGAATTGTTTACCATCAATTTTGGGCCTGGATTTCTGAGCCTAAATCAAGGATTATCTTCAATCCTCCAGCGCCAGTGAAAATGTTTGTTGAGATGTCTCTGATCATTATGGTGTTTTGTTATATGATAAATTGGACAGCTAATTTCAGAAACTCTTATATGCCCTATGTTTTTGGATTCATTGTTATCTTTATTTCTTTCATTAGTGTTTTTTCTTATTCAGTAGGGAAGGTTAATAGTTGGTTCAGTGCTCCGAAGAATGAGCATATTGAAAAAAGGGATTATTATTGTGAGGCTTTGAGTAGTTTTATAGGCGTATCTGATGCTTGTGTTGATCCTGCTCATTTTTCAATATACTCAAGAATGAAGAAATCAATGCCATATATTATAGGAGGATTGGCCACTTTTGGTGCTGTGGCAATTGCGTACAAGCTGTCCAGGTCAAAAAAGATTCAGGCTCCAAGAACTGAAAATGACACGGAGGAATTACAGACGGAAGAAAAGAAGAATGGATCTTCACCATCAGTGAGGATCGTACCTAAAGGAACAAACATTTATTCAAACGTAATGCATTCGCGTCCGTCAGTTGCCTACTCTGGTGAGCCAAAGGAGTTGCATGACTTACTATCACAAGCCTGTTCTAGATTGGCGAGATTTATATTTCCTGATAACAGGGTTATGCACACTAGAGTATGTGGTGTTAAAGGAGAATTTGCGTTGGTTAATCTGCATTCAATACCTCAGGAAGGCACGTTCAACGTGATTGTTTTTGTTGACCCTTATCTTGAGAAAGAAGACATTCCCGTAAATTTGAAGGCAGAGCAATATAGAGAGATTATGATCGTTTTTTCAAGAGATTGTTTTGACCTTGGGAATGATGTTGCACTAATAAGACTTGCGGGTTTCTCATTTCGCAATGTTTTGAAACACATTTCACAGTCCCATGATAAAATGGGAAAAGGTTATGCGAGTGGACAAGAGGTTAACTTCCTATTGCGGGAAGAGAAGACTGAAATTGATTGCTCAAATACCGCATATAAATCAAATATTTTCCTCAAGCCTTGTTATTTTGCTAAGGTTGTTGGACACAGACAGAGTCATTGTGGAAGACATTTTATTACAGCACAACAAAAGGGAGCGGTTTGGGCTGGCATTCATACAGCCGGAATGGAAAATAATGATGAGGTGTTCTTTTCTCCAATCAACAAATCCTCAATTGAGAAAGCTATAGATAGGTTGAGCTCACAAGATATTATGATGCCAGTTTTCTCTGAGAATGAGAGAATATTTGTTGAAGGGGATTTTTCCTCAATGCGATTGCCAAATTCGAAATCAATTGTTCATTACACAAATTTGAGATCAGTTGAGTATTTTGGGAAAATGCCTGGGGATGTTTTAGCATCCACTCCTTCAGACTTAGAAAGAAATTCCTTTTCATGTGAAATTCTTGAAGAAATGAAGAATGCATTTAAGGTTGAGACATTTTCAGAGTTTGGAATTCCCAAAATGAAAGATTTCAAATTAGACGGAGAGGTTGTATCGCCTGTTGGAAGAAATTTTGAGAAAATGACGCGAGTTAAAGCAGCATTACCGATACATGTGCTTGAGAGAGCTGTTGATATTTTGTTACGGAGATATGCTGGCGAGGTTCTCAGACTGAATCCTGACAGAAAGATTTGTCCATTGCCTTTTCGAGAGGTAATAAATGGATGCTTAGAGGATGACTGTATATCTCGGATGAGGACAAATACCGGAGCTGGATTTCAGTTTCCGGGGAAGAAAGAGAAATATCTACCCCTGAGAGTTGGATCAAGTGACCAAAGATATATGACAGAATATGCAATGGAGAGGGTGTTACGAGTGTTGAAGGCCTATAGAAATTCAGAGAGAGCCCATATTGTTTATCAAGGGCTTTTGAAAGATGAACCTCGATTGCTAGAAAAATGTCGAATAGGGAAAACACGGATGTTTTATTCAATGCCTCTCGATGCATGTATTGTTGCTAAGCATGTTCTTGGCCCGATAAGTGGTCTCATGATGGAACACAATGAAATTTTCAATACCGCTGTTGGAATTGATATGCACTCAAGAGGTGGCCACTTGTATGAGAGTATTATAAATCACTCAAGAAATGTTTTCGCTGGAGATTTTGGAGGTTTTGATTTAACTATGCCTTTCTCGGTGAGATGGATAATGTCCACAGTGTTTTATAAGATTGGAGAGATCTTCGGTTATAATAAGAATGCTCTCCAGATATTGCAGGGAGTTCTGAGTGATGCTTTATTTCCGTTCATTGAGGTTAAGAAAGATATTTTTTGTGTCCCTGGTCTTGATCCTTCTGGAAGTATGTATACAGTGGATCAGAATGGAATAGCAAATGATGCGATGCAGGTTTTGTGTTGGATAATTGAACCAAGCCTCAATGAAGAATTGTTTTTTAAGAAAGTTTATGGAAGAAATACTGGAGATGACGTTTTTAAGACCGTATCTGGAGATGTTGCTCACCTCTTTAATAATCAAACCTTCTCAAAGTTTTGTCATGATTTTTTGAGGATGGAATACACATCTTCTGATAAAGGAGAGATTGATAGTCCTTTTGAAGATCCGGAGACATGTACTTTCTTGAAAAGAACTTTCCCACTGCATGTGGTATCAGGTAGGCGAGTTGCTGCTCTTGATGTTAATTCCATAGCTAGGATGATTACTTGGAGAGGAAAATCCACAGTTACGGAAATGGAGCAGATACGTGATGTGTTTATTGCTGCGTTGTGGGAGTCTTTCTTTCACTTGAGAGAGCATGAATATGAATCATTGAGAAGTTTATTGATGAAAATTTATATTCGAGAGTATGAGTGGAATTTGGAGCTGTCCTTTCCATCATATTCATACCTATATGAAAGATTTTTTCATAAATGTCCACCAAGTAAAGCAGTAGTGGAGGAAGAATTGCCCAGGAGCGATGAGTCAGATGCTGAAGACTGTTGTTCATTAAATGGAGTCACTGAGAGATCTTTGAATTCTCAAGAAGCAACTCTGCATGAGCTGGGACTGGCCAAGCAGAAAATAAGGTCCGACAGTATTATTTTTGAATCATTAGAAGGAAAGAGTGAGGCGGTTGACATGGGATTAGTGGAGAAAACTGAAACGTTTACAGATATCATAGGTCAAGAAGCAACTGTATCAAATTATGGAAGGGAGATACCGATTCCCCTTATTACTCGAACTTTGCACGCACCATCTGAATTTTTTGAACGTCCAGTTCAGATATCAGCTTTTGCCACTGCATTTGGAGAGGACTTTGATGTGCAGTTTAATCCTTGGAACGTTTATTTGAAGGATGCTTCTGTTAGAGCAAAATTGAGGAATTATCTCTTGCTGAAGGCTGATCTGTGTGTCAGAATAGAGATAGCAGGTAACCCTTTTGACTATGGTAGAATGATAGTGAGTTATGTTCCCTTCAGTTCTTTCAATGCCACGTGGATATCAGGCATGACAAGATCACAGATGCTGAGATATGTATCATCCATGATAGGAACAAAAACTATGGACCCTAAGGAGAACAAGCCTTTAACATTGAGAATTCCATTTATATCTCCACAACCTTCAGGAAGACTATGTAACAATGATTGGACGCCAACAGCAGCTGCTTCTGATTTTACTGATTTTTCAGAGCTTGGACAATTGAATATGTCTTCTCTGGTTTATTTTAGAACAACAGCAGCGTCGAGCTCACCCCCGTACGTTTATGTGTATGCTTGGATGGAAAATGTTGAATTGGGTCCCATTACTTCAACTACAATGCCTTTGGCTGAATCAGAGTTTACAAGAGGTCCTGTTGAGAGAATGTCATCAAATGCGGCCAGTGTGATGGCAAAGTTAACTTCTGTGCCAGTGATTGGCCCATATGCTAAGGCGAGTCAGATGGTCTTTAGTGGCATCTCACAAATGTCATCCCTTTTTGGGTGGTCATATCCTACAGTGCCTGTTGATGCTTCACGAGTTAGAATGGAACCATTTCAAAATCCTAGTGTTACGATAGGAAGAGATACGGGACATAGGTTGACCTTTGATCCAAAACAGGAACTGAGAGTTGACGGATCATGCGTAGGAGTTTTAGAGGATGAACTGGATATTAGTCATTTGTGTGCAAAGGAATCGCTTGTTGAACAGTTTCTCTGGTCTCCTTCATCCCCAATCTTAGTTCCCTTGTGGACTGCGGGTGTTTGTCCATCTACTTGTGACATAGTGCCTAGTACTTCTGATGTCGGAACTGGAGTTCCGTCTCCAATGGGATTGGTGTCGACGTGTTTTGGATATTGGAGAGGATCAATTACATATCGTATTGAGGTTTGCTCAAATAGCTTTATAAGAGGAAAGTTTCTGATTGCTTATGAACCTAACATTAGATTATGCCCAGTCACGAGTCAGAGCTTGAATCGACAGTATATTAAGATTGTTGATATTCAAGAGACAACGGATGTTGAATTTACAGTGCACTGGAATTACAGAAGATCATGGGCAAGAGTTCCACATGTGGATAGCTGGTACTATACTCAAGGAGAGAACTTTAATTCAATGGCTCTTGATCCAGAGTGTTTTAATGGAGCCATATATATCAGTCCTCTTACTTTATTACAGACGCCAGATTCCACTTCTCCGATCGTTATCAATGTATGGACCAGATCCTCTGACATGATGTTTAACCAGTTCACTCCAGATACAATTCCATTGACTACCAATTTTACCGGACCAGATCACCCTGGCAGCCTGTTAGAGGATAAGGAAGAAAAAATTCCTGTTGCAGAAAGTAGAAGTGACAAAGATGTTACCGTCATGGATTTGAATGAGTCATCATCTGTGTTGAGAGGAATTTCTGAGGATCATTTTGGAGAGCAACCTATTAGCTTGAGATCATTTTTGAAGAGATTTTTTGTTACTGCTAACTATACTCTCGAAATTACAGATACTGGTCAGTCCCAGAATGCTTTGCAGGCGATTTTCCCGATTTTTCCTGGGGTGTCAACAAATGGAGCAGATTTGAATGGATTATATTATCTCTTGAGACCTTGTTTTCTGGGGCAGCGAGGTGGTATGAGGAAGCGCGTTTTATTGTCAATGGTAGGTCAGCCAGGATACCAAGATTCAATATTTGTGCGAACAAATGGGTTAGAATTGACGAGCAGTCCAGCTCTGAGTTTCACTCCTAGTTACTTGGCAAGATATGTTGCCGCTGGCTCCACAATGTTTCTTCCCTTTACGAATGGAGGAGTAGAGTTTGAATTGCCTTATTATTCAAATAATTTATTCTCCTTTTCAATGGCTACAGATCCTTATCAGGGTTCGTCTAATCTAGAATCATATGCCTCCCGGAGATACCTTGTTGGATTGAATCAGACGAATCAAGTTATAGCATCTAATGCTGGAATCTATGAATTTTCAGCTGCAGGAGAAGATTTCACATTCTTGAGATGGGTTGGCTGTCCAAGAATAATTGTGCCCATAGCCACGCCCCCGAGCTAATTGTAGCTCAAAGCGAGAGAACGCTTTATAAAAAAGTAAAC